CCCTCGAACTCTGGAATTACTTCTCCGTTCAACTTGGCAAAGAAAACTTGTGGAGCGTCGCCAATCTCGAACTTGACCTGCTGCCATGTCTTGTGGACATGACCATGCGTGGGGTTAGGGTTAACACCAACAGGGTAGAAAGAACTAGGGATAGTCTTCTCAAGCGGGAACGAGAAGTCATGAAGGAGATCAAGCGCCTTTCTGGGAGTGACGTGGAAATCTGGGCTGCTCAATCGCTCTCGAAAGCGTTCGATAAAGTCGGAATCCATTATCCACGTACAGAAAAAGGCGCACCTAGCTTTACTAAACTCTTTTTGCAAGAGCATCAACATCCCCTCGCGCAACTCGTCACTCAGGCTAGGAACCTGAACAAAACATCCGGCACCTTCATCAACACTATCATGAAACACTGCCACGCTGATGGCCGAATACATTCCCATATAAATCAAATCCGTTCGGATGATGGTGGTACGGTGTCGGGTAGAATCTCAATGTCTAACCCTAACCTGCAACAAATCCCGGCCCGCGATCCAGAAATGGGACCAATGATTCGTTCCTTATTTCTCCCAGAGGAAGATGAACAATGGGCGGCTATTGACTTCTCTCAGCAAGAACCACGCATCTTGGTACATTATGCTCATGTCTACGGCAAAACGCGAGGCGTACCTTTAGAGGGCGCTGCGGAGTTTGTAAAAGCATACAACGATGACCCGGAAACAGACTTTCATAGTCTGGTAGCAGAGATGGCCAACATTCCTAGAAAGCAGGCCAAGACAATTAACTTAGGTTTAATCTACGGTATGGGCGTTAACAAAATGTCGGAGCAATTAGACATCTCGGTAGAGGAGGCGAAAGGTTTGGTTAAGCAGTACCACAACAGGGTGCCTTTCGTTAAGGGACTAATGACCGGGGTAATGAATAGACTGAACGAGAAATCTTCTGGTGGATCACTGACCTCGCTACTCGGTAGGAAGTGTCGCTTTAATTTGTGGGAACCTGACACGTTTGCCATGCACAAAGCTATGCCGTACAGAGAAGCGGTGGATGAATATGGGCCCACGACCCGCCTTAAACGAGCCTACACCTACAAAGCGTTGAACAGGTTGATCCAAGCATCTGCCGCGGATATGACCAAGAAAGCGATGGTCGATCTGTATAAGCAGGGGATATTACCCATGCTCCAGATACATGACGAACTGGCAATGTCTGTTAAAAATGTTGAGGAAGCTCAGATAGTAGCCAACGTTATGGAGAACGCAGTACCCTTAGAGGTTCCGTCTAAATGTGACATTGAAATCGGTCCATCTTGGGGTGAAGCTAAGTAACTTTTTTATAAATTAGCCCGCAGTCTTCGGATTGCGGGTTTTTCTTGCATTATTCTATATCTTCCTATAATATCGTAGATATATTCCGGGGGCATCGGAGAAAAAAACATGGATACTACACGTTGGAAAAGCGTTCTCGTACCGCGAGAAGTTTACGAAGAAATTAAAGAACTATCTAAAGCTGAAGGTAGGACCATAGGCGGGCAGCTACGGCTGGTCTTTGAGTGGTATAAAGAAGCGGAGATAAATATCGGCGATGAAGCAGATAGTAGAGAAGGGCGTAATACACAAGCGACTGGTAAGAAACCAGTGTCCGAAGTGTGAAGCTCAATTAGGCGTTGTCGAGATAACTGATGAAGTTCTTATTAGAAGGTGTTCGCGTTGTTTACTAACAATAACCGATCCAATATCAGCAGGAGAATTTCCCAGTGATCTATGCGATTAACTATTGCTTATCGCATACGGTTGTGTTTATAATAACCTTGAGCATGGAAACATGTTCTCCGTAGTTGACTCACCCCCAGTCTGGTTGCCCCCGGCTGGGGGTTTTTACGTTTAGGAGAAAGATAATGGCAGATTTTGTAGATGGCCTAATGGCTAAAAAACCAAACGAGAAAGCACCTGACTTCGTTAAGTGCGCTCTTAGTATAAAAAGAGAAGACCTTATAGCGTGGCTCACGGGCCAGACCGACGAATGGATTAACGTTCAGGTGAAAGAAAGTAAGGGTGGCAAATGGTACGCGGAGGTAGATACATGGAAGCCGAGAAGCGAATAGATGAAATGAGCTACAGTTGGTGCGTTAATCGGATCAACAAACTGGTTAACGTAACCCTCGTAAAAATTGCAAAAGACGAATCGTTAACCATAGAAGACAGACAAAAGCAATCCCTTGAGATAGAGAAAGCTTGGATACGCATTCTGCGTGGTTGACTTTTATAGATAAAATCCCATACACTATGGGGGATAACTACTAAACGGAGATCGCTATGAAAAAATTAATTAAGCTCGAAGAAGTGTGCGTCATCGCACGAATGTCTGCCCCAACTATTTACCGAAAAATAAAGGCACATGAATTTCCCCTGCCTATAAAAGTTCCGACAACCGCGAGCCGCGGACCAAAGCTCGTTAACCGTTGGGATGAAGATGTAGTCCTTAACTTTATGCTGGCACAAAATATGAAGAAGGCACGTCAGGCGGAAGTTATTATCATTAACCCACCTGTAGAAGAGATGGACGACCATTGGGACTTGGGTTGGGAACCATGGCACGTGAAACATAAGTATCCTTTAATGGCTGCCGTAGGCGGTTTGTTGGCGGGACTTGGTGTTTGGCTGTTTGGATGACGGATGACCTGAAAGAACGTTGGTGGGTTTGGCATAAAGAAAACCCTGAGTTTTACGTGATGTTTAAAAAGTTCACCTTCCAAGCTATTCGGAAAGGGCACCGAAAACTTTCCGCATGGCTAATTGTAAACCGCATCCGGTGGGAGACAATGATCGTCACCACAGGGGATGAATACAAAATCTCGAACGACTACATAGCTTTGTACGCACGATTGTTCATGCACCAATACCCGGACTACAAAGGGTTCTTTAGAACGAAGCCTATGAAAAGAGTTTCTATTGAAGGTGAATAAGGTGGTCCAACCCCCAAGACACATGAAGAATAACTCTTCGGTGTATCCACACTGAGGCTGGACCGGTAACAATTATCCATGAATCACGGCCCACGGGAAACACTTTAAACACCATATACATATATAGAGATATTTAAAGAAATAAATATTTTTTGTAAATAAAGGTGTAACCGGTGTAACCGTGTAACTTTAGCAGTTAAGCCGTTGTTCTATATAGGGATATTTAGTTACATAAGTGCAAAACAAATATGTAACCGTACCAGAGTTTATGTAACCTTAAAGATCAAAGTGCGTATAAGGGCCTGAAAGTTTTTTTTATTAAATATATATTTTACTTCCTATATATGTAAAAGCGTTTTAGTTTGTGGCAAACTACCGTTTAATAACTGGAGAATAGAATGCCCCCTAAATCTGTAGCAACCCGAAAGGTCGGAAGACCTAAAGCAACCAAAGTGCAAACCCTTACGCGAAAGCAAGAACTGTTTGTTAAAGAACTGGTAAGTAAAGACGGCCAGATAACTATGCGAGAAGCCGCTATCAATGCAGGCTATCCAGCAGGCTCCGCTCACACTAGAGCATATGAGCTAACCAATTCAAATATTAGCCCCCATGTTGTTCATGCTATTCAGTCTTACCGGGCGGAGTTAGATGAAAAGTTTGGGGTAAACTATCAACGTCACTTGCGGGATTTACAAACCATCCGTGATATGGCGTTAACTAACGGTGCATATAGTGCAGCCGTTCAAGCCGAGTACCGTCGAGGGCAAGCGCACGGTGATATTTATGTAAGTAAGAGTGAAATAAGAACAGGCAGCATCGACGGCATGAATAAAGATGAAGTCTTGAAAGCACTCAAGGAGATTAAACAAAGCTATGCCCCGATCACTATCGACGTTACTCCCGAAGGAGAGAGCAATTCCCAGAACCGCGACAAAGCGAGAAGCCGACTTTTGGAGGCAGATGAAGACGGGGATGGCGAAAACGCAACGCAACATTAAAGCCACTAGATTAGAAACTTGGGCAATGCCGGGCGTACCGGATGTTGTGTTATGTGATGAGCTAGGCAACTTTCATTTTGTAGAACTAAAAGCGACCGCAGGTAACGCTGTGGATTTAAGACCACATCAGGTGGCTTGGCTTACAACGCATGGTCATGCCAGTGTCTGGGTTCTGGTTAGGAAACAACCCACTAAAAACGCCCCCGAGCAAACGTATCTGTACCCCGGAGGGGAAGCCGTTGATTTAAAGATGACGGGTTTGAAAGTGGACCCTGTTCACCATGTTGAAGGCAAAGCAGATTGGAACGTTATTTTTAGCTTGATATGTCCCACAAAATCGCATAGTATCTTATAGTCAACTAAACAAACGGAGAAAACTATATGACACATTCAACACGACATGGCGGACCGCATGATAGAGGCGGGGCTGATTTTTGGTACGGAAGACAATACGACCCTCATTTTTTTAAAGGGGCTACTCATGGCAGCGAACGTGTCGAACTTAAAGACATGACTGCCGCTGAAATAACCTCTTATAGTGTGGGGTTCAAAACTGCCGAAGAGGACGGCGGACAAAAGGATTGGGGTTAAAATGCTATTTTTAATAAAATGGTTCACTAGGTGGCGATATGGTTCTGAAGCTTTCGACGAGTTTGAACGCAACCGGACACAACCCAAGCCGCAAAAACGACCGCAAAAGAGAATAAAGCGCAAACGTTAAAATACTTAAATATTAAACCCGGTTGACTCCGGGTTTTTTTATGGGCATAGTATGGGATAAATCTTATACAACTATGGGGGCAACCATGATAAAGACAGTAGAAATGAGCCGGGCCGAAAAAACTAAGGGCATTGCAGTAACCTACCGCGCAGGCAACGGGGAAAAATACGGGACATGTCCGGCAGCTTGCAAAATGAATTGCAGCGGGAAAGGGTCGGAAAAGATTGACGCCGATTACTTCGACGCTTTATTGGATGCGGTCCCCACTAAAGGGCAATCATTTACTTATACCCATTTCGCTTGGCATCTATGGGCTAACAAATTAAAGCCGGGCAAAACCGTTGTAAATTATTCCGCGGATACTTTGGTTGGAGCCGCAGCAGCGGCGCGAGCAGTTCCGACCGTTGTGGTGTTACCCGAATCCGAATGGGAGAACGGGAAAAAAACCAGCGCCCCGTTGTTTGGTCGTACTAATAACCGCGGGGATTTTATTGTTTCGGATCATATCCCGGTAGTTAGATGCCCGGCAGAATACCGCGAGGGCTTTAGCTGCCGCGATTGTGGAAACGGTGATCCTTTATGCGCTCGACTAGATCGTAAATTTATTATTGGATTTACTGCGCATGGTGCTGCTAAGAAAAAAGCAGCGGACCCAGAAACCCGCGGCGGATGTTATGCCGACGGCGGAAACGTTCGCCTACATTGGGACGCCACTAGCAACCACCACCAGCCCGACGAAACCGACGGGGAGAAATTAAAAAGGTTTGCTAAGTCTTTACCGCCGCGCAGTATTATTCGTCACCACGTCGCTGGGGATATTGGAGCGGAATAACTTTTTAAAATATTAGCTTGCTTAGTATAGGATTATCTGCGATATTATGGGGGAGGGAGCAATTCCGCCCCCTTTTTGTTTTTACGGAGAACATAATATGAC